GTTTATAATGCATTTTTTTGTCAGTTTAGTCAATCTTTTCTCTGAGTTTTCTTCCACAAAAAATCTCTATTTTCTCACCCTAGAAAAAATCAACAAAATCAAAGTCAGCGCGATTTTAAACCGTTAATATAATTTTATTACTCGGTTTTACATTTTTCTTAAAACTTTATAACAAACCAGTCAAATCCGACAACCCTCACACACCTAACCCGGCATCGCTCACACAGCATTTTTCCTAGGCTTTTCTGTCATAATGTATGCACGAGTTTATGTCAAATCTCACCTGCTCTGAGCGCCTACACAGAGCTACCTGCAACCCGCATCTACCAAGAACAGCCTACACAGAGCACCTGGTCAGAGTGTTCTGCCAAGAGCAGTTGAGCAGGTCCAGTTGACCAGATCGGTTGGTTAGAGAGGATTAACCAATCTATAATACTGACAACGTAACTAATTTACAATATAATTCAGAGTATTAAAAATAATAAAAAGAGCTTTCAAATGACTTTATGTAGTTATGGATGTAATCGACCCGCTATAATCACTTTTAAAAATGGTAAACATTGCTGTAAGAAAAAAGCGTCGTTATGTATCGGTTATAAAAATACACCTGATCCTATTACTGGTATTACACCGATACAACGAAGAATTAAGAAAATACATACCCCTAATCCTTTAACAGGATTGACCCCTATCGAACAACGCCAAAAAACATTACGAGAAACTATCGATCCTGTTACCGGATTATCATTACTTGAACTACGATCAAAGAAAATGGCTAAAACACAAGTTACTAAAAATCCAATAACTGGTCTAACCCCGCGTGAAGAAGCAGAACTTAAACAATCAAAAATAGATCCTGTTACCGGATTATCTTTAAAACAACTAGCTGCGATTAAAGCACAAACTACCTTTCAAGTAGTAGATCCGGAAACTGGTTTAACTAAACAACAGATTAGAACATTAAAAGCTACTCAAACTTTTATTGCTAGACCTGAGAAAGAAAAACTTAAGACTAAACAGAAAACCAAACAAACCTTAAGTCAAATAGATCCTATTACCGGTTTAACAGGATATAAATCATATGGTAAGAAAGTTAGCATACAAAAGAATACTATCAATCCATTAACTGGTCTTACTTATGCTCAAGAAATAGGTAAAAAGAATCAAGCAAATGAACTATGGCTTAAAAATAATAGTCGAGGTAAAGCTTCAAAAGAATCACTTCTTGTGTTTAATCCGTTATCAGAACGATTAAAATCAATCAATGTTACCTGTATTTATGGACATGAAACTGGGTCCGAATGGTTTATCAGTGTTGCTAATAGCCCTGTTAGATATTATGACTTTGCGATTCCTGAACTAAAAATCCTAATAGAATTTCAAGGAGAACGATACCATCCTCGCAAAGATCTACTAACAGAACAAGAATGGAATGAATGGAGAACACCGTATATTCATTTAACTGCGGACGAAGTATATAACAATGACATCTATAAAAAGAAAATAGCCCTAGAACGAGGATTTGAACTTCATTATGTTTGGTCTTACGAAGATAAGGGCGAGGCTATTGAGCGATTATATTCGATCGTTATGACTAAATTTTCTGCTTACCACGAAATATTTGGGTTACCTCTACATGATCAGTGTCAAAGCCCTCTTTTAGGGCTTTGATTCCATTATTCGGATCACAGTCTCCGCATGTAAAGATATCTACTGCGGCGTAATTGGTCTCGGTCCAACTATGCACGGAAAAATGACTTTCCGCCAATGCTACAATTCCAGTAACCCCGCCACCTGGAAAATCATGGAAAAAATCACCCAAAACAGTTGCTCCGATATCTTCTGCCGCTTGCAACAGTGTCGTTCTTACATGATCTACATTATCTAAATTTTTAGCATCATAGATCTCAATAAGCAAATGAACTCCTGCCCATAAGCCATCATCTCTTCGGATAAAATGCTCCATATTAATTTCCTTTTTATAAACCCAGTTGCGTGCGCGGATACTATGCACACAATATTTTAATAATACATAATGGTATTGTCTATATGCGCGCCTTATTTATTTAGATTAATCAAATGAATATGATTGTGGGTTTAAAAAATGTATTTTATCTTTTTATCATACCACTAAATACACTATAGCTTCAGAAACTTAATTTATTTTAAACCTGGTGGATTATCTGTTTGCGTGTGTGTGTGTGTGTATAAGTGCCTGTGTATAAAGAATTATAGACTAATAGGATTTATTCCAATATATTTTATTCATATGCGTATATGCCCGTTCAGATAATTTTCACAAACTCGTCATATGACGTATTTTGATCGAATATCGAGTTCGTTTTCTAATGAATTCTATTTTCATGTATGTATGTATGTATGTGAATATACATAAATATTCATTAAAAGCCAAATCCCCCAGGAGGATTGAATTGTGAAATTAAGTCCAAAACAAATTGATTTATCGCAGGACGTAGTGATGTCCGGAGGTAATGTTTATCTAAGCTCAGGTTCTGCATCCACTCCGGCGCTTTTATTCTCAGATCATACCAACACTGGTATCTATCTAGTAAGTGCAGCAAAAATAGGTATAAGCACTTCTGGTGTTCAACGTCTTTTCGTTAATACCGCAAGTGTTACAAGTAACCTTCAAATTCGAGGGGTTACCGGCAGTGCATCTACTCCTTCATATGCGTTCAATAGCGCCTTTAACACTGGTATGTTTTTAGATAGCGGCAACCTATCATTAACAGTTGGCGGTAATGTCGGGCTAACCCTTCAATCTGACGGAAGTCTCATTCTTGAAGGCACTACTTCACTCAAACTACCAACCGGTAGTAGTTCACAACGTCCTAGTAGTGTTTCAGGCGGAATGACTCGCTTCAACTCCGACAATAATGTTGCCGAACTATACGACGGTAGTTATTGGTTAAACATTCAAGCAGGCGGCGGAGAAGTCAAAGCCATTAAAACTATCACAGAGAACTATACTCCTACAAGGTATGATTTCTATCTATTAGTAGATGCCAGCGGAGGAGCGATTACTATAACCTTACCAACTGCCGTTACTGGCACTACTTACATTGTTAAAAAAATCGACTCTTCTAGTAACACCGTTACTGTCAATCCTCCTTCTTCTAAAACAATTGATGGTGATACTTCTGTTGACACAACTAAACAATTCACTTCTTTTACTTTAACAACTGACAGCACTAATTGGTTCTTAGTATAAGGAAACATACATGTCATATCTAGTTCAATCCATAACATCTCCTACTGAAGGTACATCGGCTACCTTCAAAGGCATGTTCTCTATAGGACCAAACTTAACATTAATAGTAACTGGGTCTGGATCAAATACAGATCCAACCATTGATCTTGCACCAGTAGCCAGCTTAACTCCGGGTGTATATAATCAAGTAAACATCGACCAAAATGGTCGAGTTATCAGTGCCAATGCTATTAACTATTTGGTTGAAAATCAAACCATTACTTTAAGTGGCGATGCATCCGGCTCTGGATCATCATCAATCGTTGTCACACTACCCACTACCGGAGTTCCAGCCGGTACTTACACCAAAGTTACCGTAGATACCAAAGGCCGCGTTGTCAGTGCGTCGAATATATCATATGATGATGTAGTTGCCGCACTTGGTTATACTCCAGTAGATTCAAGTCTACTTGGGGTTGCTAACGGCGTTGCTACATTGGATTCAAACGGAGACTTAACTCTTTCTCAACTACCGCCCACCATTGATCTTGGGGGCTTTTAAAGGAAACTATACATGACTAATACTATTCTATTAAAACGTTCTGCGGTAGCTACACACGTACCTACCACACTACAAATGACGATCGGAGAAGTTGCTGCTAACACTTATGACGGAAAGATTTTCCTTAGAGGTAATAACGGCACAGACTATGTTTCGGCTATCGGCGCTCACACATATAGCGGTGACGCAACCGGAACTGCAACCGGTGCAATCGGTGAAACGGTTGCTTTAACTTTGGCTAACTCCGGCGTTTCCGCCGGCACATTTACCAAAGTAACAGTAAATGCTAAGGGACTAGTTACAGTTGGCGGTGCATTATCTTCAGGAGATGTTACCACTGCACTTTCTTTCACTCCTGTAAACAAAGCCGGCGATACTATGTCCGGTGTTCTTACAAATGCTTCCGGCTTTGTAGGTCCAGTAACTGGTAACGTAACAGGCAATGCTTCAACTGCTAATGCCTGGGCTTCTGCAATGACATTAGGCGCTTCCGGTGACGCCACTGGTTCAGTATCTTTCACCGGTGCTAGTGCGTCTACAATCGCTTTAACTTTGGCTAACTCCGGTGTAACTGCCGGCACATTCACTAAGGTAACAGTAAATGCCAAGGGACTTGTTACTGCTGGTGCTGCTTTATCATCTTTGGATGTAACAACTGCGTTAACCTTTACTCCTTATAACTCCACTAACCCAGCCGGATATATCTCTGGAACTACTATCAGTGGTGCGCAAGTTGATACAGCATTAGGATATACTCCTGTTGCTGCTGTATCCGCTTCAGTTGTTGCTGCATTAGGCTTCACCCCAGTTAACAAAGCCGGTGATACAATGACTGGTGCATTAACTGCAACTAGTTTTTCTGGTCCATTAACTGGTAACGTAACAGGTAACGTATCCGGAACTGCCGCTAAGTGGGCTGCTGCTATGGCTTTCGGAACATCCGGTGATGCTACTGGATCTGGATCTTTTGATGGATCCACTGGTACTACAATCGCATTAACATTAGCTAACTCCGGTGTTGCTGCTGGCACATATGATACTGTTGTAGTCAACTCAAAGGGTATTGTTACTTCTGCTTCTAACGTTAATACTACATTAACTGGTGACGTCACTGGTACTGGTCTTTACACTATGGCTGTTACTTTAGCAACGGTTGCTACTGCTGGAACTTATACTAAGGTCTATGTTAATGCTAAGGGTCTTGTTACAATGGGCGGAAGTGTTGTTTCTGCCGATGTAACAGGTGCATTAGGTTATACTCCAGTAAATCCTGCTACATTAGGCGTTGCAAATGGTATTGCTACACTTGATGGTTCTGGTCACGTTCCTTTGTCACAATTACCAGGTGTAGTTGCTGGTGCAATGAACTATACAGGTGTTTGGAATGCTTCAACTAACTCTCCTTCATTAACTAACACTCCATTAGCAGCAGGTGCTTATTACCTTGTTTCTACTGCTGGTTCCACTTCTATCACTGGGCGCTTCGGTGCTATTACACAATGGTTAGTTGGAGATATGATTGTTTCTGACGGTACTTATTGGGATAAGATTGACGGCTCTCAAACAGAAGTTAGCAGTGTAAACGGCATGACTGGTGCGGTTACAGTTTCTACTATTACTGGTAATGCAGGAACTGCTTCTAAGTGGGCTGCTCCGATGACATTTGCTCTTTCTGGAGATGCTACAACTTCTGGATCATTTGACGGTTCTGCTACTACCACTCTTCCACTTACTTTAGCTGCTTCTGGTGTTTCTGCCGGAACTTGGTCAAAAGTAACTGTAAACACTAAGGGTCTTGTTACTACTGGTGCAAACATTGCTACTGGTGACGTAACTACTGCTCTTGGATTTACTCCAGTTAACAAAGCCGGCGATACAATGTCCGGTGCATTAACTGCAAGTGGTTTCTCTGGTCCTTTAACCGGTAACGTTACAGGAAACGTAACTGGTAATGCTTCTACAGCTTCCAAGTGGGCTGCTACAATGACTTTCGGAACATCCGGTGACGCTACAGGATCTGGATCTTTTGATGGTTCTACAGGCACAACTATCGCTCTTACACTTGCTAACTCTGGTGCAACTGCTGGAACATATTCAGCATTAGTTGTAAACGCCAAGGGTTTAGTAACCGCCGGTGCAAACATGACTGTTACTGGCGACGTTACTGGAACTTCTTCCGGTGCAGGTCTTGCTCTTACATTAGCTACTTCTGGTGTAACTGCTGGAACTTACATTGGTTTCACTGTAAATGCTAAGGGTCTCGTTACTGCGGTAACAACTCCAACAACTTGTGCAGGTTACGGTCTTACTGATGCAGTAACTACAAGTTCTACAATTGACGGCGGTTCTTTCTAATATTTTACGATATTAGCTGATTTACCTTAAAAACTAGAGTGTGCTTTATTAATAAATAGAGTACACTCTAGTTTTTCCGTGAATAGATATTCACAAAAGGACGTCAAATGACAAATACTATCCTCATAAAAAGATCATCTGTCGCTGGTAAAATACCTACTACTTCCGCAGTTTCAGTAGGCGAACTTGCTATTAATACGTATGACGGAAGACTTTATACAAATATTAATAACGGTGCCAGCACTATCGTAATGTTAGGCGGCTCTTATTCATATACCGGTGATCTTACCGCAACGATAATCAATACCACTACATTATCATTAACACTTAATGCTATTACTACTGCTGGAACTTATTCTAATGTAGTGGTAAATGCTAAGGGTTTAATAACTTCTGGTTCTACTTTAACGTGGGCTAATCTTGGATATACACCAGTCAACAAAGCCGGTGATACTATGGCCGGTGCGTTAATAATATCTCAGACTACTGGCGGTCAACATTTATTAGATTCTCCATCGGCAGGGCAATATAGAGCATTAGGATATACAACGGGCGGGTTAAATCGCTGGAATATTGGTGCTGATAATAGTGCAGAATCTGGATCGAACGTAGGATCAAATCTATATCTTACTAGATATAGTGATGCCGGCAGTGTCTTAGGTACCGTAATGGCTGTTACTCGTTCCACTGGGGCAATGAATATTTATAATGGATTAACTGTTACAAATGGTGCTAGTGCAGATTCACTTATGGTTACCGGAACACTTGTGGCTACGGCTTTTCAAGGATCCTTTGTAGGATCAGTAGGTGCTGCGGTTGCTTGGGCTTCGCCAATGACTTTAGCTCATATTGGCGACGTTACTGGTGTCGGATCTTTTACAGGAGCATCGGCTACTACTATCGCAATGACTTTAGCTGCATCGGGTGTTACCGCAGGAACATATAACAATCTTACTGTTAATTCTAAAGGAATAGTCACTTATGGTACATTATCAAGTGTTGTATTATCTGGAGATATTGGCGGAGCAGGAACAAGCACAATTTTATCTTCTTATGTTGCTGGTATTATTCCTTATTCTACTTCTCAAAACACAATACCTTTCAGCTTGCCGATTGCTATTGCTAGTAATGGTTCACAGTTTTGCGTTATTTCTAATAATGCTTCTTTTTCGTGTGCAATATCTTCGGATGGCCTTAACTGGACCACTGGTATTCTACCTACAATTACCGGTTCTTGGCAGAGTGTAACTTATAATAATGTGTCGTCATTATATTGTGCAATCGCAACCAATAGTAACGCGGCTGCTACTTCATCGAATGGATTAAGTTGGACTTCCCAAACATTACCTGCCTCTTTAGTATGGTATTCTGTTGCTAGTAATGGATCAATCTTATGTGCGTTAAATTACGGGGGAAACCAAGCAGCTATATCCACAAATGGATCCACTTGGACTCAGCAAACATTACCTGCTTCTCTAGGTTGGTATTCGGTTACTAGTAATGGTTCAATATTTTGTGCTGTTGCTTATAATAGTAGTGTTGCTGCAACCTCTCCTAATGGAATAACTTGGACTCAACAGACTCTGCCTGCTTCTTTAGGTTGGTCCTCTATCGCTAGTAATGGATCTATATTCTGTGCAGTAGCTTTAGGTACTAGTCTTGCTGCAACATCTACAAATGGTGTTTCTTGGAATTTAACGACCTTACCGGCTACATTAAACTGGATTGCAGTTTCAAGTGTCGGTTCTATGTTTTGTGCAGTAGCGGAAAATCTACCAATAAATGGTTTAAAAACGAATCTAGTTGCTACTTCACCTGATGGTATTAACTGGACTTCGAGATATCTTTCTAACTATAATATAGTATCTATGGCCAGTAATAATACTGCTTTTTGTGCAGTTACACAAGGGGCATCACCTACATCAATTCGTATAGTTCCATATGCTTCTAATTCAGCTTTGAGATTATCTACTCCGATAACTATTGCTCATTCAGGTGCTATTGCAGGTTCATCATTATTTGATGGAAGCCAATCTATCACGATTGCGACAACATTGGCACCCATTTCAGGAGGTTTAGTAACACCAAATGGTGGAACAACTTCTAATTCATTAGCAGCTTGGCTAGGTAATATCAATGGTAATCCAAAGACTTGGGTTCAAACGACTACTGTCTATAACTTAGTAAGTGCTATGATTGGAACTTATCCTGTATCTTCGCAATTTGGCGGAGGCACAGTTCAATATCAAAGTGCTATTTGCGGAGCAGTTAATGTTCCTTCTACTGATACTGGAGGTAATGCAAATACTGGTGTTTCCGGCTATGGGTTAAGCTCTTCAACCCTTACTGGGGCAGTTGGATTATTTGGAATGGGCGCCTGTGCCGCGAATAACGTTAGTGCTTGGGGTGGCAATTTCTTAATTACAAATTCATCTACGCAAGGCGCTCCCCCCGGAACAGGAAATAATAACTGTGTTCTTTATGGACTTGAAATAGACTTTAATGTTGTTACTTCTTCTTTATATGCGACATTAAATGTGCCAACTCGAGGTATCTACTTTATAGGCGGCGGAAACGTGCAACCTATTGGCGGGTTTTATGCCATGGATGTTGCGAGCCCCGGTTTTACAATGTCTCCTACTATTAAGTTTGATTCTGCACTGCATATCGAAGATGCTTCTTGCACCAGTGCCATTGATATCGGATGTACAGGAACAGGAGCAGGAGTTGGTTCACAAAATCTTATTATGCGCGGTAGAACTCCAGGCTCTGTTGCAGTCAATACAAGTATTGCGTGCGATCCTTATGGAAATTTAGTTCTTACTCCGAACTCAGGCGGTCTTATTTCATTAGCTAATATTGCTGCGGGTATTTCATTGAATACTGCAGGTTCTGGTTCTACGGCAGGTTCACAAGTATTACAATTTAATGGTATCTCAAGCGGAACTATATCTACTACTGTATTAGAGCAAGATGCTACTGGAGATTTTATAATTAATGCTCCGGGCACTGTTAATTTACAAACTGCTGGAACAACGAGACTTCAAGTTTTACCTTGGGCAGTTGGTATTAGTCTTCCTCTTAGTGTAACGAATAGTATGACTATCACTGGCGGATTAAACATAACCGGCGGTGGACTAACAGTAGTCGGTGCATTATCGGCATCTACGTTTGCTGGGGCATTAATAGGAAATGCTTCTACTGCTACTGCTTGGTCAAGTGCTATGACGTTAGCCACTTCGGGTGATATTACTGGAATTGGGTCTTTTACGGGCGCCACAGCAACTACAATATCTATGACATTGGCTGCTTCGGGTGTTACTGCGGGAACATATACAAGAGTAACAGTTAATGCTAAAGGTTTAGTGACAAGTGCTTCAAAAACATATCCCATACCTCCTACGTATGGAACTATTGTCGGAACTGCAAGCACAGGAACCATTACACTTTCTACTACATTGCCTGTATCTACAATAGGAACTACATTATGGACGGCAACGTATACTCCTTCAACAACTACGAGTGTTATTGAATTAGATGGCTGTTTTATATGGGATAGTCCCACTGCTAACAGCATATTAACAGGAGTAATCTTTAGAGGAACAACTTGTGTCGGTGCAGTGTCCCAGACACACGCAAATGGAACAACCAACTTGCCCGATATTATGAGTTGGAATTTTATGGATTCTCCGGCTACTACTTCTCCAATTGTTTATACTATGCGAGTAGGATTATCTGTCGCCGGAGCATGGTATGCAGGAAAAACTACTTCATATAACTTAGGCGGTGCATTAGGTAATAATATATATGTTATTCAGGAATATGTATCTTAAACTTAGAATTTTTGATTATATAAGTAGTTTGTGAATTATTTTAAAAGTCCAAACAATTAGGATATGATGTCAAATACAATTTTATTAAAAAGATCTTCGGTTACAGGTAGTATACCAAATACTGCCGCCTTACAAACCGGAGAACTTGCTTTAAATACATATGATGGGAAATTATTTACTCACATTAACAATGGAACAGATTCTATTGTTATGCTGGGTGGTAATTATTCTTATACAGGCGATGTTACGGCTACCTATCCCGGAATAGGCACAATAAATGTATCCTTAAATAGTATAATAGCTGCCGGAACCTATAATCAAATAATAGTAAATGCTAAAGGTTTAGTAACGGCTGGATCATTTACTACCTCATCAGGCGGAAGTAGCGGCCCTATAACTTTAATAGGAGATGCATCAGGTACTGGTACATCAACAATCACTGTTGCATTAGCTGCGACAGGTGTTACAGCAGGTACATATAACACTGTTGTTGTAAACTCTAAAGGACTTGTTACATCTGCTAGCAACGTTAGTGGGACTAGTTCAGGAACCTGGTATTTTTCTGGAGATGTGTCTGGCCAAGGTTCAGGTAATATCACACTTAGTATAAACAATACTGTTTCTGCCAGCACTTACACTCAACTTACTGTAAATTCTAGAGGTTTAGTAACCTATGGATCGAATCCTACAATTTATTATAGTGGAGATGTTACGGGGAGTGCTGTATTAGGAACAAATGTTGTATTTTCTCTACCTGCCTCATATACAGCAGGTAATTTCACTAATGTTACCGTTAATACTAAAGGCTTAGTTACTGGGGGCTCTACTCCAACTATAAGTTATGGCGGTGATGTAACTGGAACTGCGGTATTAGGTGCAAGTGTTAATCTAACTTTGGGTAATTCGGGTGTCGGAGCAGGAACCTATACTTCAGTAACAGTAAATCCCAAAGGTATTGTTACTGCTGGATCTAATCCAAGTGGCGGAGGAGGCGGGGGAACATTATACTTTACAGGAGATGTTTCAGGTTCAGGATCGGGCACTATTACTCTTAGTATAAACAATACGATTACCGGCGGAACATATACGCAACTTCAAGTAAATTCTAAAGGATTAGTTACGTATGGACAAAATCCTACAATATACTATACTGGAGATGTTACGGCTACTGCTGTATTAGGAACTAATGTTGCGTTTACTTTACCTAATATACTGTCATACCCGGGCACCTATTCAAGTGTAGTTATCAATAATAAAGGGCAAGTAACATATGGATCTAATCCTGTTACCAATCTTTACGGGGATTTAACGGGTTCAGCATCATTTAGCTTGCCTAGTATTTCTTTTACTTTAGCTAATACTGGAGCAGTAGCCGGAACCTATAATACTGTAACGGTTAATGCTAAGGGCCTCATTACATCCGCAAAAACTACTTCAATAGTAGTTCAACAAATGCCAGTATATGGTTCTATTGCTGCCACTAGCGGTAATACCACTCTTGCATTATCTACAAGTGCTCCGACAAATGCTCAAGGTTCACAGATATGGACGAATTATATCACCCCGGTAAGTTCTTCAAGTGTGATACAACTTAGTGGATCATTTGTATGGGATGCAAATACAGCTAATACGATTTTAACCTGTTCTATTTTTAGAGGAACAACTTGTATAGGCACAACATCTTCTATGCATTCTGCAGGAACAACAAATAATCCAAGTATAGTATCTTGGAATTTTATGGATCGACCTAACACAACATCTGCAGTAACCTATAATATGTTGGTTGGAGTAAATGGCACCGGCACTATTACTTGGTATATTGGTAAAACAGCCTCTTACACTAATGGTAACACACTATCTAATAACTGTTATTTGATTACGGAGTATATTTAATTATGATTGAACCTACATATATTGAACTAATTGCTATGTATTATCCTACAAGGCAAGTATCGGCGTTGTTAGTAAACAATCCACCATTATACACTGACATTAAATGGGATGATGGATTAGATCCTATTCCACAAGCATCATTAGATGCTTATATTGTGTCTGCATGCCAATATATGGTTGCAGATAACATAAATGATTACAGAACCAATTGGATTAATGGTGGAATAGAATACCAAACTAGTTTATACGATGCAGATCCTGCCGCTGTTGCAAATTTTACAGGTACAATAGCTTATATTGCTATCGGAGCGCCCCTACCTCCAGGATTTACTTGGCGTGATCATAATAATACTAATCATCCTTTTACTGCTGCCGGCTTCGGTTCTTTATATGCTTGTTGCGTGGGTTGGATTAATATGGTATATAACGTTTCTTGGCAACATAAAGCTAATATAGATGTTTTAACGGATGCAACAGATATAAGCAACTATGATTTTACCTATGGTTGGCCTAGAAGTGATATAGATTTGTTTTCGATGATGTATTCTCTAGAAACTGGAACCGCATTAAATACTGTTATGCTTAACCTTGTGTCAAGCGTAACTCCATAAAGGATAATAATATGGTACAAGTAACATTTAGACTTTTGAAACCAAATGATATTATTAGTGACCTCGTATCTTTAAGAACTGCTGAACCTTGGTCACATGCTGTTGTTATTTTTGGAGATGTAGTATATTCTTCCACTTTTCCAAAGACAGTAAAAACTACGATTACTGATACAAATGTAGCTTGTCCACCAAGATCTGGTGAAGATTTTACTTTAGACCTAACTCAAGAACAACATGATAAAATGTTAGCTTGGTGTTCAAAACAAGTAGGAAGATCCTATGATTATCTTAGTGTATTGGGCTGGTTAATCGGAACTAAAGAACTACAAACTCCTCATCATACATATTGTTTTGAATTTTGCTGGGATGCATTACTCCATGCCGGATTAGACACTAGAAATCATAACTTAATATCTGGTAAAGATTTAAAGGCTCTTTTGTTAACTCTTGGAGCTTCTTCTAAAATAGTCTAAAACTTAATGACATTAGACAGCATAAAAACTTTTTAAAATTTTATTTTTTCTATGTTTTTATGCTGTCAATAGCATCAATACATTTTATACTAACTGTGGATGATTGATGATGTCTTCAATGTATATAGAACCCCATTGTTCTTTTAAGGTGCTTCTTATTTTGTGTGTAGCAAATGCCCCTAAAGGATCCTCAGCATTTGTCATAAACATTATACTGGCTATATCACCTGTTTTAAACTTAACCGATTTAGGTGAGTACCAAGCACTATCATCTTGAATAAAAGATTGCATTTTCCATATATTACAAAGTTGTGATTCATTTCCACCTTTTGAAATCAATAAATCAAGATAACTTTTTTGATGTAAAACCATAGGAGCACCATCTAAAACTTTAATACAATCTTGATTGGTGTAAAACCTTTTAATCGGCTTTGATGGGATTTTTATATTTGAGTGGGGTTTTATTGGAGGACTCCAATACATAACTCGAATAAACTGTTCAAACCAAGGAGATTGTTTAAATGATATTTTAAATGGGCCGTTTGAGCTATAATCAAAAAACTCATTCATATATATTCCGGATAAAGCTTTATCCGGTCTAATCTGTAGTAGCGAAAGGATGGTGATAGGATCGGAACAATTGTAGTAAAGTGCGGTTAGTGGCTGTGTTATTTTTCTCATAATATAAACTACAAATACGCAAATGATAACACAAGTGTTATCAAGCAGCAGTCATAAAAAGTGTTGTTATAACACCATACTAACTTGAACATGATTTTAGATAAGGGTCGTTTATTTTACCTTCAACAAATTTTGATCCTAAAGTTTCACGCAATATTTTCTTTAGGCGTTTCGTAACAATCGGCCCAAGAATATTTGGTGCATTTTCCATAAACATTACATTGTCTATATCTTCTATGTTAAAAGTAACAGGCAACGGAGAATACCATTCTTGTTCATCTGCAAACATAGTAGATATTTTCCATACTCTACTAAGATGAGATTCGTTTCCGCCTTTTTCTTTTATAAATCGAAGACAGGCTTCTTGAAGTTGTGTGAATGATTCTTCGTTAAATTTTGTATTATCTTGATTTATATAATAACGGGGTTTGATATCTTCGAAAACTCCTTTCTTGCGGAGAAGAGGACGCGCAGGAGTTTGCCAATACATAACTCGAATAAACTGTTCAAACCAAGGAGATTGTTTAAATGATATTTTAAATGGGCCATGCGATCCCAGGTCAAAGAAAACACTCATACTTACACCAGTAAACACATCACTACAATTAATTGTATTTCCTGTAATTATTTTTACAGGATTAGAACAATTGTAATAGAGTGTAGCGGGTAGACTTGATTTTTTTCTCATAGAATATTTTACAAAAATATTCATTATAATGCAAGTGTTAAATTAAAATATACGGTAAGTTGTATTATTTTGAAGTTTTAATATATAGTCATATATGTCGATATCGCCATAATAGTGAAATCTGCTTGCGGTCTACTGGTACAATTTTCAACTAGCAATGCTGCAAATTTTGCAAATCTAGAATTTTTAACTGCTTCGCACCAGAAGTCCACAGGGTTCTTTAGACCCGTGGATGAATGGTGCGCTTTGATTAAGCAATAAATATATTTACATTACTAATCAGAACAAGTATATTATTTTATGACTGAACATAGACAATATAAGTATCCATTATATCCAACTAAAGAACAGGCAGAAGAACTGACTTGTTGGATTGGTTGCGGCAGGTGGATATGGAACTATGCTGTTCAGATAAATAAGATCCATTATGAAATAGATAAAAAGTTTCTTTGGCGGTTTGATCTACAAGACCAACTGCCTTTTTTGAAAGAGCTTTATCCTTGGTTAGACGAAGTGCCGGCTTCGGCACTTCAAAATAAGATACAAGATTATGACAAGTCATTGAAGAAAGCAGTCAAAGACCGAAAACTTAACAAGAAAAAGCCGGCCGGCTTTCCTAGTTTCAAGCATAAATCAGATACAGGACTCGGGTCAGTTAGAATCAGTCTAGTTCTTTCTAAAGATAAAGAAACTAAAAAGATAAAACATAGAAATATTAACTTTCATAATCAATGGATTAAGATACCTGGTATTGGCTGGACTAGATACGAGCGATTTAGGCCAATGCAGGGACGACTACTTAACATTACTATTTCAAATGAACACGACAGATGGTGGGTCACCTGCTGCTGCGAAACCAATACTGATACACCAGGCCAATACCTACCTACTTCAGTAGATGAATCAGAAATAGTTGGTATTGATTTAGGACTTAAGACTTTTGCTGTGTTATCTGATAAAGAAAGTATCGAAACGCCAAAGTTCTACCGAAATAAGGAAGAACGACTGAAACAACTACAACGACGACTTGCTAAAAAGCAGAAAAGCTCTAAAAATAGAGCCAAAGCAAGAAAGAAGTTGAATAATGCTCACTACGAGATAACCAATCAAAGAAATGGGTTTCATATACATCATGCAAGTTCGATAGCCAAGAACTATAAAATGATCTGTATTGAAGACCTTAATATAGCCGGAATGATCAAAAATCACAAGTTGGCCAAGTCGATTCAGGACCAAGCTTGGGGTGGTTTCATTAATCAGTTAATCTACTTCAGCCTAAAAAACTGTGGAATCACGATCAAGATTGATCGTTGGGCACCGTCAACTAAGGCTTGTTCAGATTGCGGCTGTATTCGACCAATAACTTTGAATGAAAGAACCTATATTTGCAGCGCCTGTGGATTGATAATGGATAGAGATGATAATGCATCTATCAATATCAAGACCTGGGGTAAAACCAAAGCACTCGAAATGGGGATACAGATTACTGATAGGGCGGGGACTTCCCAAATCAGTAATGTTGGAATCATAAAGCCTGGCGACTCAGACGCCTACTTCGG